GCACCACGAAAGTTTCTATACCAATTAGCAAATCTCTGAAAATAGCCGCCAAACTGACCCATGAGCTCGAACGAAAGAACAGCATAGTGGTAGTGTGGCAAATTGGCGCCATCAAGAACATTAAAGGACGCGGTGTTGAGGCGTCCAATCATTTGTTGACGACGTAGTATATCAAGAAGACTCGGGCATACATCAGAGAGATGAGGAACAGGAGGATCGGTAACAATGCAGCGATCTTTACCCAGAATAGCAGTAAACTTTTCAGCAAGCATATCTAGGTTCAAATCGACGGGACGTTGGGACTTTGGGGCTCGGTGCTTAACCGGCAGAGCTTTAGGCTTAACTTTTTGGTGTTCATGTGCCTTTTTCTCGCCAGCGGAAGCCAGAGCAGCAGGAGCAGGAGCGGGTTCACTAGGAGCTACAGCGACAGGCGTGGTGGTATCGCCTTGCGCTTCAGCGGTTTGACCTAGTTGATGTGTAATACATGAAACTCCATGGCCATAAAGTCCTTGGACTTGGAAATCGGAGGCGCCGGTGAGGAAAACATTAATGTCTACCTGAGGAACGACAGTTTGTGGTGCACGGAGGGGCACACCAACAATGATGGAAAAGGTTCCTCCAAAGAAGTCGGTAAACTTAAACGATTCGGGACCGATATCGGAACGTGCTTGCTTGAGATCTTCACCGTGCCAAACGTTACACCAAGGTGTTTCGTGCAGGAATGGTACGAGGAATGAACCAGCATTCTTTTCACTACGAATTTGTAGCGATGAACTATATTGCGACAGAGCTGAATTGTAGTCGGTAGCACCGGAAGTAGCAGGAAGCTTCATTTGGCCATGGTTGTAAACTATGTCCAAACGCCCTTCATGGTAGTTACTTGCGACGACATCGAGAACGAATTTGAGTCCGCCGCGCCAATGCTTAAACATATTCGCTACCTGAGAAATTGGTGTAGCGTAAACGATGGGATTACCAGTCTTCGGAAAGATTTCCGGAAATTCAGTGTTGGGACCTACCCAGAACGAGGCTAGCTCTTTACCGACGGGATCGGTAGTTTGCCAGTTGACAGTTCCGAGGAGGCCGAGCCGTGTGGTAAGGTATTTGAG